TTATAGCGTTGAAAACTGCGCAAGCGAATCGTAACCAAAACCGTCAACTCGAATAACGTATTTGGAATTAACATAGCCTTCCCAATTCCAATATCCTGCGCGGTTATAAGCAATCGGGTACCAGCCGTTTTTCATCGCACCGGTGTTTACGCGGATCACTTCGTTATTAGCTAGCGTTGTAATGACTTTCCCGCTTGTATTCGGTTGAGCTCGTAAGTTTAGCGCCCCTGATGTTACTACGGCGGCACACCATGTATTTATTTTAGCTGGCGCAAGGTAGTAGGTAGTATTTAGATATCCTTTTACATTCCGATATACTACTTGTTGTGTTACTGTATCATACTTAACGACCGAACCTCTATAAATATACCCTACAATCGTACCGCGCGCATTATGCTTACTATATACATTCTGTTTTTGTATCACAACCTCTTTCATAATTGCTGCCTGCGTTGTTGCCGGAACCGCGAAAAATAGTAGACTTGCTAATAGAACTAACATGATTTTTTTCATTTTATAAAACTCCCTTTTCTCCATTTTATTTTTTCTTTAGATATAGATTGTTAACCGGAATATAGCCAACCACACCGCCAGATAACACAACTTTGTACCATTTGTTCACCTGTCCAATAACACGAACCACATCACCTTTTTTACGTGATTGCACAACTTTCGTATTCCAATCTTGCCCGGCTCTAAAATTTAGCCCCGTCTGACACACGTATTCAAAGCACGGATCTTTATCAAACCAATACGCATCAAACGCGGCAGAGAACCAGCCTTCTTTTTCACCCCAAATAATTTTAACGAATCCATTTTTGGTTTGGTCGTAATCGATAACCGCGGTATATGTGTAAGGCAAATTAAAAGCGACTTTTGAATTCCAGTCGCCGCCCGTTCTGATATTCAAGCCTTTAGGCTCCTTCACCCACACGCGTTTTGTGCCTTTTTTCTTACCAGCGGAGCTATTTGGAATAGCTGGCAAAGTCGGCTTTTTAGCCCCTCCTGCTTTATCGTATAACTCGAAATGTGGATAATCCTTAAAACTTGTCCAATCACCGCCCCATTTGAACCCAACTGTTTTCGCAATTGCTACGACACGTAACCAGCGCTTAGAAGTAGTTTCCCATACAACATTTTTACCGTCAGCCGTGTACAAACAGAGGTCAACCGCTACACCGTAATTGTGGTTTGATTGGCCACCTCTAGCATTTGTAACAATCTGACCCGGTTTAGTTCTACCTTGCGCATAAAGTGCATCTTGCTCCGCTTTTGAGCGGAAACACGGATTAACGACGCAAATATAGATACCCTCCTCATGCGCTTTTTGAATTACGTACCTCGTGCGTTCCGCTAAATCTTTTTCAACACCCGATACATTTAAACGTGAGTTTGCTTTTTCGATAAGCCAGTTTAATGTTAATGTCATTTTTCATCATCCTTTTCAATTTTATTTTCTTGCTCATCTTCCTTTTCAATCTCATAAAGTTTGCCTTTTTCGATTAGTTCCGCTTGCCTCTTCCCGTTTTTAAATAGGAAGGTATTTTTAAATGTCGGATATACGGTACCTCCAAATGCGACGATAGCAACAACTAGTGGAACAAAAGCGCTAATACTATCCACCGTAAGCCAATCAAAAGAAATATTCAGCGTCAAGAAAAAGCTATACAACCCCATTAGTACACCGGTTAACTGTACAGCCCATTGCTTCGATTTATTCATTTCATCACCGCCTTTCAATCTTAGAATCTCTTAATAATCGTTTGTATCAAACCCATGATGACAATTGTTGCAAATCCAATGATGATACCGGGTAAAACGCTAGGGAAATCAACCAGAAATATCGCCGCAAAAAACGCTGAGATAACGGCAGCCATTAGTAGTCCTAACATCCGCATAAACAGACCAAGCCTAATTTGCCATTTGGCTTGAATAAGCGTACCTACACCAACAAGCACTGTCATAATAAGAAAAATAAATGCCCAGGCGTATTCAGGTATGAAATCCGCTAATATTCCGTATGCGCTCGATGCCTTATCGTCAAACAAATACGGATTGTAAAGTAATGCGACTGTTTCATAAGCGCCAAAAACCGTAACCCCACTTTCGATTACGGCAATTCCTTTAAATTCGACTGTCTTTTTAAATGGCATTTTCAAAACCCCCTTGTAATCAAGAAAGTAAGGATTCCTACTACAAGAGACGCTAGGGCGCCTATGATAACGTTTAAACTCATTTTCCTGTCTTTATCGCGCTCCTTGACAAAATCCTCGACTTTTTGTTCTGATTTTTGCAACTCAAGCTTCAAATCTTCTACTTCTTTTTTTAAGCTTTCATGTTCCCATCGTGGTACTGGCTCTGTCATGTCTTTAGGCATCCCGTCACCTTCTTTCTTTCCATAAAAAATACGCCTATTCGGCGCTTTCTTCTGATTCCAACGATTGCTTGGAAGCAATAATTTCATCGGCTTCTTGTTGTGTAATTTTTTTCAGTGTTACAAATTTTTGTACGTCTATTTCGTTATAATTCCCGTTTAAGAAGAACCCCTGTACTTTCGCTTTCCAGTCCATTTACATCACCTCCGCAATCAATAAAAGCATATCTGCATTATCCTGCATGGATTGTTCAAATTTGAAATCTAGTTCCGCGATATGCATCAGCTGATCTGCGTTGTCTTGCGATAACAACTCCGTTTCACTCGGTGTAGGTGGAACCATTTCAGGCGTTTCGCCATTTACCCATTTATTCTTTTTATTATCCCAAATCGCTTCGTTAGAGGGGCTAGGAGCTGGTTCCCATGTACAACTTGATGGCAATGTGAAAATCTCTTTTGTTTGCACATCGGGTATATTAGTCGGTTCCATCAAAACCATCTCTTTCACAGTGCCTTTTTCTACACCTTCATCGAGGTTTTCAGAAAGATTCTCATGTTCAATCTCAACTTCTTGAAGCGGGAATAATTCTTTTTGATGAATGCTAGCTTTAAAACTATCATCAAACTCTTTGCCGTCATCTGTGACGTATATGAAAGTTGGAAACACTATATTATCTCTAACAAATACCTTTTTTTCATCATATTCATAAGCAATCTTAAAGCTCATGCTGCCACCTCTTTCGTAAGATAAATTATGCTAGCGAGTGATACGGCCGCTGTTGTACTTCCGATTGCAACCGCCTCAATGTTCCCGTTAACCGGATTTACATACAGATTACTTTGATTCGCCGCCACACTAGATTGCTGCGCCCCTGGGAAGGCTGTTTGATAGACCTCATCTGGCAAGAAAGTTGTTGGCATGGTCGCTACAACGCCAGTAGCAGCGGTTACCCATCCTTTGAGCCAAACCAGATAACGATTACCTAGTTTTATAGCCACATAGCCCACTACACTACCGTTTTGCGCTGTAAAGCCATTTTTCAAAGTCAGCGGTATAGTCGGACTATTAAAACTAGCTTTAAATGCATCTATCTTCGCTTGCGAGCTTAAAACGGTTTCAATATCATTGCCGAATAGTGACATGATTTTTGATCTGTTATCTATAAAAAGACCGTTTGCCTTTAACCAAGGCGAAGCTCCAAATCCCATATACATAGAATTAACTGTTTTACCAACACCTGAAATCCCAAATTCAGATAATCTATCACCAGACCGCGCTCCGATTCCTCTTGCCCATGACTGTGTATCAGTAATATTGCTAGCATCATAAAAAATAGCTGGATTTATTTTTCCTATATCAAAAGACAATGTTCCATTAATTTCAGGATCACCCTTAATCCACGCTTTCTCCCCACTTCTACCAAATTCTAATGCACTTTTCAAATTAGTTGTATTAGATGCTGTTTTTTCTATTCCGTTTATTACAGATTTAGAGCGGTTAACATCCAATGGCGCAACACCAGTCGCATATGTTGTACTCGGTGTAATTGGATTCATAAAGAAATCGCCATTACTTACTATCGCGGTTTCTCCTACGACAATATCAACGTAACTCCCCCAATGTCCCGTATACCCGATATACATCCTCACCACCGTACCAGCTACTTGCGCTCCGATGTAATGCCTTAAATACCCATATGAGATAGTGTACGCCGATTCAGCCGTATTATTAAGCGTGCCAGTCGCTGTATCGCCAGTCTTTTTCAATGCAAGATTAGATTCAATGAGAACCTTATTAGCATTAGCTAATGCCGTAGAGGCTGCCACTTGCTCATTTATACCGTTCTGTTTGTTGATTAGTTCATTTACATTATTAACGAGCGTATCAGCCTCATTTTTCACCTTATTTACATCCGATTGAAGACCAGCGAATACTTCTTCAAAGTATTCTAAAGTGACAGTGTTCACGACATCACCCACGACAGCATTTAGATTCTGATTGAATTTGATTCGTGTATACCCGCTATCCGGAAATATTCGTAGATTCCCTTCCTCTACGATATGGACCTCAATATATATAGTTCCAACTCCAATCAAATCGACTTCATTAGCGTCGATTGAAAAGAATAGCTCGCCATCACGAGTTCCTTTTTCTATTTCACTATTGTACTTGTCTATTAATCTACCCGTTTTATTTCCAAAAATTATTGTCACGTCTTGCCCTTTCCAAACAAGTGCTTTACCGTTTGATTCAATTAATCGTAAGCCTATAACCGTCCCTGTATCTTGTTGTTTAATATTTGATTGCCCATCAATTATTTCGATTTTCATCTAATCACCTCATCTCTTTCATTGAATTTTGCTTTGATTTTTTCAGTAAGTGTAGCTTGATCTTTGCCAAAAAGCGGAGTCACTGTATAACCGGTATGGTCCCAAACCTCTGTAACTTTTGTAATAGGAGTGTTCATTGTCACACCCCAGCTTTTTTTCTGAACTGTTACAATATCACCTAAAAAATAATCGATATTATAACGATAACCTTCGACATCAAAGACTTCCGCGACTAACTTGTTTATTTTTGAGTTCTCGGAAAGTTTACGTTGTCCACGTTGTTCGAGTGTTTCGCCATTCGCTCCTGTCGCCTCTTCATCTTCTTCTGCATCCTCATCCGTTTGTACATCTCGTGCATCAATAAATATTTCGCGGCGAGAAAGCCCTGTTATGTCGCTTGTATTTGATGTGAAAATAAACTCTCTTTCCTCGGCCTCACCTTCACCGGCAACAATCGCATAGTTTTTATACTCAGCGTTACTTGACGTATAGTCAAAACTGCTTATATTATCACGTTCATCAGAAAAAACAATTGGTTTATTTGCATTTTGGGCAATCGATCTATCTGTTCCTACATAAAAATCAAATAGCCGCTTTCCTGATTTAAAATCAATAAAACAGCGCCACCCAACTCCGTTTGTTTCCGCAATAGAAAGCAACTCTTCATCTAGCTTTTTGTATCTTGTTTTCTTAAAGATGACAGGTCCTAAGCTTTTTTTATCCGGCAAAATAAACTGATTAATGTTTCTGTTTTTATCATCAGCATTAATCATATTTTTATCGATAAGATGATGCATTACATTAGAGGCTGTATCTGTTATTTCATCGTAAAGCAGCCCTTCTTCATCCTCTTCGCCGGTTAGCGGTGGGTAAGTCACCCTTGAATCTGTTCGGCCATTCAACGTACGTCCAGATATTACCCATTTTTCCACACCGTCATCATCATGAGAAACAATTCTAGTGTTTATTTCGCCGCACTTTTTGTTATCTCCAGCAATAATAATCAGATTATCTTCAATTAGAAACTCAGTTCCTGGAGAATCTATTTTTATGTGTAGTTCAAATCTCCCTATTTCTGAAAAACAATCTTCAAATTCAAGGGATTCGTAGGCATCTATTTCGGCTAACCACGTTAAATCCGGACTATAAAGCTTTATTTCCGCTCTAACATCCATGTTACTGTACCTTAGTAAATTTTAGTCTAGTCTGGTCAACAGACACATTTTTAGTGAAGTCGTAGCCCATCATCTTCAATTTCACCCTATCACCCTTGTTCAGCATAATAAAGTTACTTCCTTGCATGTGATTAACATTAATATCAGCTATCCCAATTTTATAATCTGTATCTGGAGGCGCCACATCATTTACATAGATTTTCAGATATACTATGTGTGGAGGTGCTAGGTCTGTGTATTTTAAGACGATATAGAAGTTAAAAAGATATAGGCCGGCTTCCTGTACTTCTATATAGCCATTATTGTAAATTGAGTTTCGATTAATAACTGGGCTTCCTAATTTCACGTCTTGCCAGTTATCTCGTGTTTTATCTAATATCCATGCTGTTGTGTTCCGAAATTCCAGATAAGGGCTGTTCGTTACACTGAAAATACCGTTTTCGGTAACGCTAATCCCGCGGTAAATATTATGAATAGGTAAATAACCGCAAACTTCCTGATTGCTCCGCTCATCGATGACATCCGCAACTGCGATATAACTACGACCCTTAACTATTTTCACTTGTGCAATACTGATTTCTTGAATATTCGTGTCATCTTGTATTGCTGGCGCTACGGGAACAGTAGCCGCTGTTCCTTGTTTAACAAAAGCTTTGATAGACCTTTCTTCCACGTCCGTATTCAATCTGATAACAACCCTATCTATTCGGTCTAAGGTTGGATGTGCCGGCTCATGTGTCAGTTGAAGAGCTGCATCATTAATGTAAAGACGGCCGTCAATAAACGCGGAGCCATCGCTGACCGTCGTTATCATGTTAGATCCATTTGCACTTACCGTTAAAGCTCCGCCCCTAAAACGGCCGACTCCAGTTCCAATTTTCAAAACATCAAGATTTGAACCAGTCACTTCTTGAATTAGAGCCGCGAAATCTTCTGCATGATACTCTCTTTTATCGTTACCGTGACTATTAAAGAAAAAATATTTTTCAGCCATAAAATCACCCCTCAAATCGCTATATACTTTTGTTTCCATTTAACTAGCGCAACGGCTTTGCCTGTCCCACTACTTGCGTTATATTTAATGATATTGTCGCCCAGTTGCAATGAAAAGAACTCACTACCTAAATCGAGCCAGGACATTACATCGCGCCTTGTTCCATCGTCAGATTGTATTATTGAACGTTTATGACCACGCTCTGTGCATATAATCCATGTCTCGCTTTCTAACAAAACATGATTTAACTGCATATATTGCCCTGTTGTGGCGTTCTCAATCCGTGGCACAGTAGACGGCCCTCGGAGTTCCGCCGTTATCGGCGTTGCGGCATGTCCCATATTAACAATAGTTTCTTGTGCGCCTTGCTCTCCGAAGACAACCGGGAACTCAAAAGAAAATGAAAAGGACTCATCAAAAGCTTTTAGAATAACTTCCTTGGCCTGTTCGTCAGTCCAATACGGATCATTAGCAATTAATGTTATATTTGTTAGTTGTCCATGATATTCTTTTGCATCCGATGCTTGATAAGTTGGTACATGGTCCGCAGAAGCTAGAATTTTATGCCTAACCTCTTGCTCTTCATAAATAACTTCCAAGTTGCCATGAACCGGATTGATAACTTGAGCTAATAACTTTCGTAGTTCCCCGATTTCTTCTGTATTTTCTGACGTTTTCATGAACCCTCTTATGCTTAACTCTCGTTCCTCTAACTGACTTGATAAATAATTAGTGCCCGCTTGATTCGGGCTTTTCGAAGTGTTTCGCGTTGCTTCTACCTCACCAAGCCCATCAAACGAGAGCACGTAAAAAGGAGCGTCAGGACGCCCTTCCGTTTCATATACGTGCTCCACATAATCGCAAAATACAATTTCTTTTTTTAGAACAGGATTGTAAATAATTATTTTCATAGCGCTAATCCCGCCTCCTGCAATGCTTGTTTAGTCTTTCTCTTCACTTCGGCAGGTCGAGTCGTTGTTGTGTAGAAGTTTTGTGTCACATCTACATTATTAACTTCTCCTCCACCATCTTCATTAACAAACTTGCTTGTATCAACGTCGCTACCTACATCCTTGATGCTAGGCAAATCATTTAGTACCGGCACCAGCTCCAATTCTGCTTTCAAATCGAAACTTGTTACTTGATCTATTACACCTGATACAAGTGTTTGAGCAGATTTATACGCAACTGCCGCTTTCTTTTGAATGCCTGCCGCAAGCCCCATCGAAACAAAGGCTCCTAAACTCGACATAACGCGCGATGGTGAATGTATCTGCAAACTCTTTTTAACAGCTTTGGCAATATTATTACCGATCTGTGTAGCCGCCTTATCCAAAGCAACCTGTTGACTTTGTAACCCTTTAATAATCCCTTTAGCTGCGTTAATGCCTGCGCTATACATCGAATCTGCGGCCGCTTTACCCATGGCATTACTTGCCGATGCGATTTGTTTTTGGGTGCTGTTAATAGCGCTTATTGTAGCTGAATCGGAATTGGCAAGAGCTTTTGCGTATGCGGAACCTTGGTCGACACCTGAGTTTAAGATGTCTTCAATAATCCCCTTGTCCACACCTTTCTTGCGCAAATTAGCGATATTTGTAGAAAAGTCTTGTATCGCTTTTAACCGAGCCTGCAACTGATCCTTGATGGTAGTGGCACTGAACTTCCTCTTAGAACTATCTATAGAGGTAATCGAAGCAAAATCCATCATCTTGTTAGATATATCAGTAGCGTATTTCTTACTTTCAGCAACAAGATCGCTAAGCTGTGTATTAGCCGTCTTTAACTTAGCTACGACTGTATCACGTTGCTTAGCAATAACATCCAACTTGGCCGTTTGTTGTTTTAGATAGGACTGTATTTTCTGTAATCCAATAGCCTGCATCGCTGATTTCTTATCTACGGCCAATGATGAAACTTTATTCTTAGTCGTTGCGATCCGATTATTCAACATCTTAATTTGGTTATTATAACCGGTCATTTGTTTGTTAGCAGCCGCTATCTGCTTAGAAATACTCGACTTTTCTTTCTTAGGTGCTTTGTTCATAGCTTTGTTAAGGCTAGCGATTTTACTAACGGTTTGGGCGCGCTTCGAAACTAACGCGCTCATTTGAGTTTGTTGATTCTGTAGAGTTTTCATCGTTGCATCTAACTGCTTGTTCTTAGATGTTTTTGCGGTTAATCCAGTTTGAATAGCATCTGAAACTTTCTTGGCCAATGTAGCAGAAGTTTTTGCAACTTGGCTTTGGGTCCCTTTAATACCATTCATCAGGCCTTGCCCAACGAATTGGCCGATATCATACATAACTCTCGATGGAGAATGTATATCAAGAACGCCGCGAATCTTACTCTTGATTGAATCACCAATGCTCGCGACTTTTTCAACAACTTTACCGGCCATATCGCTAATTCCATTTAATAGCCCCTGGATAATATTCTTACCGATTTCCGTAAGATCAATAGATGCCAACGGATCCTTAATAAAGTTTTTAATAGCTTCGAAAGCCGCCTTGGTATTACTTTTCAGTTCTTCCCATTTAGCAATTGCTTGAGCTATCATACTGGCAACAAACTGTATTACCGAGCTTTTAATATTACTCCAAGTACTCGTAACAGCAGATTTAATGCTATTCCCAGTGTTGACGACTGAATTTTTCAGCTGTACGAATTTAGAGATAACACCAGTAATCAATCCAACAGCTAAATTTACTATGGAAGTTTTTAATCTGGTCCAAGATGCGACTGCCCCCGCAACTAGTGCGGAAATTGTATTAGATACGCTTGTTTTTAAGTTCGCCCATGCCGTCGCAACTCCTGCGGCTAATGATGCTACCGTCGCAATAACAGATGCCTTAAGAGCATTCCAAGTGTTGATTGCAAAGCTCTTCACTGCGTTAAACGCCGCTATTGTTGTTGATTTCAGTGTGTTCCAAGCCATCGTAACTACACCTACAAGAGCGGTCACAACCCCCGAAATATAACCTTTCAATCCATTCCAAATTTGGCTAGCAGCATCTTTAATATTGCTCCAAATTGCAGACATATCATTTTTAAGAGCCTCTAAATCACCTGTTACTAAATCGACAATTAATAAAACAACACCAAGAATAACGTTTTTAATAATATTCCATATTCCAGTTGCAACTGTTGATATACCAGTCCACATCATCGTTAATCCGTCTCTCATGCTCTGCCAAATCGCAGTAAACACAATAACAAACGGTGTAACAATTGCCATGATTCCATTTACAATTCCAGACCATAGCGTTTGTGCAACAACTTGGATTCCAGTCCACAAACTCACGAAGAATGTGGCAATACCTGTCCACAAATTAGTAAAGAATGAACTAATCGAACTCCAAATACTAGAACTGTCAGATTGGATTCCTCCCCACAAATTAGAGAAGAAAGAAGCGATAGGGTTCCAAATATTCAACGCTGTTTGCTTAATAGATTCCCATATGCTAGCTAATCCACTAACAATCGAAGTCCAAATTTTGATTGCTTCGTTTTTCATCGAATTCCACGAATCAATGAAATATTGCTTAATGACATTCCAAATTGATTTACCGATTTGATCTAGTGCATTCCATGTAGTTTCAAAGATTTTTCTTACGGCCGAACCTGCGCCAGTAAAGATTTGTTTAATACCTTCCCACATCTTACTGAAATCGCCTGTGAATAGACCAATAAAAACTTTCGCTATTCCTAAAGTTACGTCTAATGCACCTTCTAAAATAGCGATAATAATATTCCAAACCGATTTTGTGATAGTTGCAATAACATTCCACGTCTCAGTGAAGATAGCTTTGATTGTCCCCCAATGATCCTTGATGTAATTCACAATAGGGATTACAACGGCAGCTATTATAGCGGCTATCGTCTTCCAGACAACATTGACTATTTTCATAATCTGAGCGCCATTCTCGTTCCAGAATTGTTTTATTTTATCCAAGCTTTTCCCAACAAATCCAGATATTTGAGACATTACACCAGAAATAAGAAAATATACTTTGTTGTAAGATGATGTTACGAAATTTGCGATGGACTGCCCATACTTGTCCCAAAATTTAAGAACTAAATTCAAACCGCCGATGATAACTTTGTTAATTCCAATAAAGACGTCTCCAACGATCCTAATCAAGTCATATAAAATCGAGCCAAATTTTGAAATAGCAGACGTCACAGCGCTGATAAAATCGCCTTTCATAAATCCTGTCATCATGAAGAATGAATTTTGTATTTTGATAGCAATCAACTTTACAGTCGCGCCCATAATTTTAAATTGTGCAGCTATTACCTTTACAGTGCTAGAAATAAGCTTGCCTGTTGGTGCAAAAGCGCTATTAATTGCCTCTCTAAACCACGCGACTTTTTTGTAAGCAATAATTAGGCCCGCGCCGATTGCAGTAATTGCCGCAACCGCTATAGTAACCGGACTCACTAATGCACCAAAAACAACACCTAAAGCCGCAATAACTGGTGTCGCGGCGGCCGCAATTCCTCCTGCTGCTGTAATGCTGATAATGAGCGGTCCGAACATCGCTAAAGCTAAACCTAATATGGCTATCACACCAGTTACAGCCGCAGTTATCACTGCCCCCCAAACAACCATTTTACGGGCTGTTGGGCTCATTTTGTTGATTCCTTCAACGATATTACCAATCCAAGTTGCTGCTTTCGCAATGGCTGGCGCCAGCACTTCGGAAATCAAAATAGCAGCGGACTCGAAAGCCCCCTGCATGTTTTCTATTGCTCGACCAAGAACTGACATTGATTTACTCGCCATGTCTTTTGCCGCGCCGCCACTGTTCCGAAGTGATTCTGCCAATGCGTCTAACTTGCCTGGGCCAGCCTTGGCTATCGATAGCATACCAGTCATGGCCTCTTTACCAAAAATAGTTTCAAAAGTTGCACCACGCTGAACTTCGCCCATATTCTTTGTTTTACCGCTGATGTCATCTATAATATCACCTAAAGGACGCATATTTCCTTGCGAATCAGCGATACTAACCCCTAACGAATTGAGAGTTTTCGCAGCTTTATCAGATGGGTTTACGAGAGAAGAAAGCGCACTACGAAGCGTAGTACCAGCTTGTTCCCCTTTCATACCTGCATTTGTCATAATTTCAGTTGCCGCGGCAGTCTCTTCCAATGAAACTCCGAGAGACTGCGCAACTGGCGCCGCATATTTGAACGCATAAGCTAAATCACTAACGCTAGCATTTGAATCATTAGCCGCTTGTGCCATGACATCAGCAACGTGGGCGGAATCTTTAGCCTCTAAACCAAAACCGTTCAGCGCTGAGGTTATGGCCTCTGTTACCATTACCATGTCTTCGCCCGATGCTTCAACCGCAGAAATAACACCAGGTGTTGCAGCTAGAATTTGGTTTGTGTTTAAGCCAGCCGCCGCCATCGTTTCCTGCGCCTCTGCGATGTCGGTAGCTGATTTAGTTGTTTTTGCACCTAAATCTATTGCTTGATCTCTTAGCTTCTTAAATTCAGAGGCTGAGGCACCAGATATAGCATTCACGCGTGCCATTTGATTTTCAAAAGTTAAACCGGCTTTTACTGATGCCGCAAGCCCCGCTGTTATACCTAATGATACAGCTCCAAATCCTTTGGCAATATTCATTCCAACACTGCTGACTGTACTACTTATCGCACCTGTTTTACTCTGCACTGTTTGTTGCGCCGCTGACATCTTTGCATTCAATTCGGATATATCAGCGCCTATAACGACTTGCATCTTTTCAATCAAATCCGCACCCCCTTTCTTGATATTTGAGGGTTTTCATTTATTCGGGGGTAAATTTCATTTCAAAATTTTCGAGTGCGGCTTTCGCTTTTCTTAACTTACTTAGACCTACTCGAGATTGAGTAGGTCTGTTTTGTTCTAATTTCTTTAGTGCTTTTTTAGCATCGAATATTTTATTTTCTTTCGCCTTTTTGTTCATAACGGTATATCCAATTGCCATCGCTTGCTTAGCCATCAATTGATACTTATCTACATCACGTATCGCGAGCCCTTTTAAAAGCTCTTTATACTCATGCAGATTCAAATCCATTACTGATTCGAAATCAAGGTTGTATCTACCGCAGGTTTGGATAATTTCGAAATGGTTTCTAGTCCTTTGGCTCCGCGTTTCTTGAATTCCTCCGCCATTTCTTGTGTGTTCTTCTCCGCTTCTAATTGCTGGATCAATTGTGTCCGAGCTTGTTTGAAAAAACCCGATTCTTCCAAGCAACCTAAAGCTAATGAAAACATTGTTTCGATATCTTCTTCACTCTGCATTTTTTGATCTAAGAAATCTTCAATTTCATTCACCCCAGGGCGCACGTTTCTGTTAATGCCATATTGAATAATATTAACCAGAGCATTGATTGATTCATTTTGAATACTCATATAAAGAATACGGGCACCATCAAGGTTATTAACACCGTCTTTAATTGTTGATAGATTGTTTTCTACATCCTGCACCATGCGAAAATTCGCTTTTACCTCATACGCTTTTTCACCAATATTTACTGTAAATCCCATTTAAAATTCCTCATTTCATTAATTAGTTTTAGTATTCTCTTCGCGAAAAGAAAGAGCGACACACGGCCGCTCTCAAATTTATTAGGCAGTAACGGTTACAGTTACCTCTTTCTTGATTGTTGACTTAGATTTGCTTGCTACAGTAATTTTTGCAGTTCCAGCAGTTACACCGATAACACGGCCGTAAGCATTAACTGTTGCTTTTGCTGGTGTGTCTGATGTAAATGTAAGTTCTTTGTTTGCCGCTTCTGGTAACGTTGTTGCAATAATATCCACTAGACTGCCAATAGCGACCGATTTAGTAGCGCTATCAACAGCAACAGCCGTTGGATCAGGCAACGAAACCGCGCCTCCGACTTCCCCTGTTTTTTGCCCAGGTTGTTCGAATGCGTAATCTAGTAAGTCGATAACAGCTGCTGGTAATGTATCTAACGTGCCAGGCTTAGTAATTCCGATAACCGGCAATGTCGTTGAAATTTCAACGAATCCCTCACCATCGCTGTATTCTAGATTTTCAATAATAGTGTACCCAAATCGAGCATCATACTTATTGTTTGCATTCTTTTCTGTTACGACACGCCAAACTTTTACTTGTCGTTTGTTATCGTAATCATCTTGCAGCGCAACCTGTCCTGGATCTCCCATCTCCGCATAGAGTGATAGCTCAAACGTTTCGCTTTTCGGACCATATCCAACAACACGACCTGATTTCGTCTGTTCATCAATCATGTCATGTTCTTGAGACCAAGAACCCTCTGTTTGATTCCCTGGTAATAGTGCAGAAGCTCCAAGAGCCGCACTTGTTGACTGTACTAAATAAACTACTTTTTGCCCCTCTAATGGTTTCATCTATTGTTTCACCCTTTCCGTGATATTAAATTCAACTTCTGCTATCCCGTGTGATAACGTGATAGTGGTTGAATCATCTGTAATCGTGCTTGTGTTGACTCGCGCCATGTTAACCGTCGTGCCACTCTCAAAAACGAAAGAACGACGTTGAAATAAACGCTTTATTTCGTATAAAGAATCCTCGACCAACTGCCTATTGCCAACCTTTTCAAAGATATGAATTGGTATGGTGTTTCTTGACATGTTTCTGTCTTTTATACTCGAATCATAAGAAAACGTCTCGTCTACTATGATTAGAGGTACCATCTGTTCAGCTTCATTTGGTCGGGAAAAATAAAATGGGATGCCTAAAACGGACAGTTCCTTTTCAATAAATAATAATAATTCTGTTGTTGGAGACATTTATTAACCTCTCCCTACTAGCCGGTTCATGTCATCTAAAAAAGCCGCAATATTAGAATCATATGCGGGTTTCATATATGGTTGTGCCGGCATTCTTATTGTTCCTTTTTCAACATAGATCCCATAATCAGCTTCGGAGGTTATCGTTGTAGTACTAACAAATTTGTTTCCATGATTCTTTAAAGTTATTTGGTTTCTCATGAATCCCGTGTCAACAACAGCGCCATTCTTAGCCGCTTTTTGGATGATCGCACCGTGCTTCTTTACAATTTTCCTGTGTTCTACAGTTATTTCTGTTAGCCCTTTGTTAATCATCTTTAGAACGTTCTCAACACCAATAACTCCATTTTTCCTACTCATAAACTTGCCTCTATATAAAAGACAGTATTATTTTTAGGATGACTCAATCCATGAATTTCAAAGGGTTTTCCTTCGATTTTTATTCGATTTGGATTTGCGATGCCTTGTATGTGAATTTTACTAGCGTGCTTTACAACTTTCCCAAAAACCGCCACCTTCGTTTCTGTAGAAATGTTTTGCGCAGCACATGGTACAATTTCGACAGTTTCGACTTCATCATAGCCTAGTGGCTTTTTAACTTGCTTGACTGTAACTAGACCTACCCTTTTGCTATAGTTCATGGCAAGAACTCAACTACCCCACCTGACTTTATTTCAGTTGAAGGCTTGTATTTATCAAGATAACTTTTAAAATCTTTGATAAGATCATTGCTATCCCATGCCTGTGCTTTGCCTTCCTCTGAGTCACTTTTCACACCTTCGGCACCAGTGCGCACAAAAGCGGCCAAAACAGCATTTTTAACTATCCAAACCGCTTTATTCGGCACTTCATCTTGCTCAATATAATCTAAAACTTGAGCTTCAACATCGGAAATGATGTCAGTAATTACTGCATCTTGCAATGCATCATTAATGCCATTCCTCGTCTTCACTTGACTTAGCATCTCTTCTTTATCCACGTTATTCACCTAAAATCTTTTTAAGGATTCCGTCGCGAGTCGTTGCCTTACCTACATCGATTTCATGTTCCTTTGCATACTCAATAAGTCCTTCAACTGAAAACTCATCAAACTCGTTCGCAACCTGCTGTTCAAATTCTTCTAGTTTCTCAAAGAGTGATTCGTGAAACTCGTCTTTATTGATTACGAGTCCTTCGTCTTTCTTGAAAGTCTTGTCTCCATAACGTACTGGTAAATCAACCACTTTAACCTTGAATTTAATCATGTCTTTGCCTCCTGCATCATTAGTATTATAGAATCGGCTGTGCCTGGAATACTTCATCCGCTGCCGGGAACGATGGAACAGCAGTTGCAACTGCTTTTGTATAGGTCGCGACAGGATCAGTGTTCTCTTCATACATGGTTGTAAGAATGTTACCAACCTTTTTCAAGTCCACAGCTGGATTTCTAGCAAGCCGAATTTCTTCTGCCGTTGGTCCATACAAAGTCTCGCCTAACAAATTGTCGCTGAACATTACAAACTTATTATTTGGGAAGTAACGTAAAGCTTCATATGTTCCATCGTCTTTTTGTTTTCTGTACTTTTCATCGTAAGTTCTGATAAGCGGCATTTGATTAGCAATCATAAAGGCGTCTAACTCGGCACGAGTCAACAGCTTACCTGAGTCTTTCCCGAAAATGCCGATTAATACCTTCGGATGGCGCAACAGTTGGTTTAAGATGGCTTTCGATGTAAGAACACGCGTAGGAGTAGTATCCATTTTTTCGGTCCATCTATCAATATCGGCCAAAGGATTAGCGTTTGCATCTGACCACAAGTTAACGCCTGAAAGCGCCTCTTTATGTTCTACCGGAACATGGTAATCAATGTTTAAATTAACTCCATTTTCATTCATTTTTAAAACACCATTCGCAAGAACATCCATACGCATTTGTTCAACTCGTGCTCTGACGCCATTCACTAGCGTTGTCATGTCATTAAAAACATTTTCCATCAGATATTTTTGTTCTTGTGGCGTTCTTGGATTTTCTAAAGCAATGATGTCTTCTTCTTTCAACGGCATTTTTCGCTTAATTAGGGTCAAACTTAAATCGCTTTTTGTTGCTTCACGGCTGCCAATTTCAGCCTCTGTATCAAAGGCATGTATGGAAGCTGCAACTGGTAAACGACTCCCTCCAGAAATTTGGTCTAATTTAAGGCTATTTACTTTTTTTTCGGGAAATAATGTTTCTCCCAACATTGGAGGAAGTTCACGGCTCTGTTGGTAATCCAGAATTTCATTTTGATTGAACAACTCTAAAATATTCGGCATATTCTTTAACTCCTTTTCAAATAGTTTTTATCTAAATTTGATTTCTTTCATCGCAGTTTTAGCAGCTGCGACTGGTGCTACCGGAAGGCGTTTTTCTAAAATATAGCCCTCAACGATTACACTGACAGGCTGAGAACCGTCTGTTACATCAACATCGTCATAGACGATTCCGACCGCTTTATCATCATTAGAGGGATACACACTACCCGCAACTAAAACTTTTCGGCCCTTATCATCAGCATCAGTTACCATGTTTGTGTCAGCTTGATAAGTGAATGCCTGTACTTTAGCGCTAGCCAGAAAATTAATTTGGTTCACGACTTCTTTTTTACTAACATGCATAATTATTCTCCTCTCTTATTTCCATAGATCATTAACTTTTGCATTTCTACTTGCATTCGCTTCCGCGGCCAACGTCGCGCCAACACTCTTTGCGTTTGGCGAAGTATTTCCGGTTTGCGGATTAGCATTATCCTTCAAAGCGTTATTAACTCCTTGCTCAACAGCTTTGTTATAAGCCTTTAGGAAAGATTTAATATTGTCGTTTGTCTTTACTGCATCCTCACCTAAAAGCGATTCAGCAATAAGATTCCGCGAATCCGCGTGAATGTTAGCGAGCATCGCAACTGCATCATTTTTCAACTCTTTTCGAATTAACAATTGTTCCTTCTGCGTGAGTTCATCAAGCTTTGCTTGGTATTCAGCTTCTTTGCGATCTTCCGCAGACAGAGCAGCTAGATTTTTTTCTTTTTCAAGCTGTTGTTTGAATTCTGTTTCGATTTCTAATCTAAGATTCTTTTCTCTTGTTTTCACAGCCTTCTCAGCATGTTTATCTAGAAATGAATCTAGCTCACTCTTGCTAGCGAATTTAGGGATATCGTCGTCTTGGCTACCTTCGCCGCCCTCATCACCGGCGCCCCCGCCATCTTGACCTTCTCCACCGCTTCCGCCACCTGTGTCTGCGTCAAATTTAACTCCACCTAAAATACTTCTAACATATCTGTTGTACATTTATTTTTCCTCCTAACCCATGCACGCATTAAATTCAGACATAAAAAATACACCTTCGAAGCCCCTACACGCTGATTACAGCCCATAAACGCTTTTCTAGTGTTACTATCATATTTAAATTAAAACGCCCGCATACGCTTTGATTGTCCAGTTTTAAGACGTTTGACAGGTCCGTTAGTTTATTCTTCTGTATCTTCTTCTGAAATTACACTGAATAATCCAATGGCCTTCAAAATAAGAGACAAGCTCATTCCTTTCGTCTGTGGCAATTCGATTACTCCACTATCACCAGCTCTATCCAAAACATCTCCAAACTCTTCCAAATATTCCTCAACTGCAATAGTTGAGCGGCAGTGAGGGTGTAATGGCGGTAAATTAATACCAGCTAATGCCTCAGATAAAAAATACGTCTTGCCGTCATGCTCGATGCAAATACGACTAGTGCGACCATCTACATATGCCATGAACTCATAACGCTTATAACCATCCTTGATATAACTTATTACAGCTGACCGGTTCATGACATATGTTGATTCAGTACGAATAAGACGGCTAATATTAGCTTTCTTGTTATCATATATTTTCTTGAATTCACGCGTCATTTTAGCATTACCAGTACCATTCACTAAGCCTTGTGTTAATGATTCATGTAAAGCCTTGCGCATTTCATCATAATTATTCCAAATGCGATCAGAATAGGTTTGACCAGACCATGGCGTGTCTAGTATTTCTGATACTTCCTTAGCGGTTAAGCTCATTTAACCTCACCGCCACCGAGAATATAATTGGTGCCTAGCGCTATTGCTTTCAAGTGATTAGTGAACATCAATTCGCGAATCGTTGTATATTTGATAAGCTCGAATGAAATTTCATCCTTTACTAAATCTAGAATAGTAGAAGGTGGCTTAGATTTTAACGCTGACAACTCCACGCGCGCTCGTCTGGTAATAGACTTTTCTTTCATGAACGTTTTTACATCAATTAAAAACGCCTCTCTATCGTCCGCTCCTGCCTTTTTAAGTGTGTCAGGATAAGTGGCTTCGGGATATCTTGCTCTAAAATCATTTGTAATTCGCTCGATGTTGCGTTGCATGACCTTTTGAAATTCTCCTAAACGCTTTTCAGCTACAGCATCTAGATTATCCGTAAATTGAACTACGTCACCAGGCGCATTCTTATTTAGCTTCCTCACCATCATCACTCACCTCATTTTTATTAAAGTGATCATCATATTCGTTAACCTCTTCGGATGCGAGCCGTGCCTTTTGTTCCTCCAGCATCTTGATTATTTCGTTTTTGTCCTCTACGCCTAGCATCATGTACACGTACTCATCAGGCATGAATCCAATCAACTTAATAGCATTGTCAATCATTTCGGTATCGTTTTTAGGGATATTAAATCCGAATTTAACTTCTGTTTGAGCAATCGAGCTGAGGGACGTCTGTATTTCTTGTTTTGAATCTTCATTACCGAATTCTGTGGAAACTTGATTTTTGATTTTCCAAACGCTTGAGGCTAATGTTAACCGCCGAATGATCCCTTTCTTAAAGAGACGCTGCTTGTTAACAATGATCTGATTCAATGCGAATATTTTCCACTTCATCGCCTCTCCTGTTGCATTACCTGAAAAATTCACATCCGACATGTCAGGTGTAAAGCTAAATTTATGCATGTCAGTCACAAGCCTATTATTATGAGAATCAACACCAGGTGCATCGTATTCTTTATAGATATACTCTGCTTTTGGTAAAACTGTGCTTTCTGGATTGCTATTTGTTAGATTGATGATACGTGTTTTATTGATATCTTCTGGTTTCCCAACGATTGCACCTTGAATAACCAAATAGGCATCTGCAAAATCATCCATATAGTTTGCGATATTCGATTGGCTCGCATCATATGCATCAATCAAATCTAAAATACCTTCGTAATCCCCAGTGCGTTCGCCGTTATTCATGTATTCAATTACTGGTACAGCACCAAAAAGATTACTCTTTTTGTCAGGCGCTTCAAATTCCGCAAACTCTGCATCTGTTTTATAAAAATAAATGGTATCTTTCGTACAAACCTCCACATACCCAGTCTCTTCATCACCTGTACTTATCGTATAATATCGAACGGAAAACAAAGGATTAGCCTCAACAGACGTATCATAAACCACAAAAGTTTGTAAGGGATCTAATTTGACAAACCTTTCTAACGGGATTGAATCGATATAGACTAGCTCGTAAGCTCTCCCATAACGGCTACAGTCTAGGCCTAGGTCACTATTAACAAACTCCTCATCATTAAGGTTATTGAACTCCTTTATCTTGGCATCTATCTCATCATCTTTATTTTGATAAGTCACAGGCACGCCGAAGAGGTAACCTTGCATTATGATACTGACGTATTTACCCATATTATGATTTAATCTATTGTCAGCCTTCTCTTTCTTACTCACACGATTATCTTCACGGTTTATTTGGTTATCATTCAAATAATACTTTTTTAAAGTTTGTAATCTTGGCACCTGGTTTTTCAAGTGATCAGAAATGAAGCTGCTTATAACTTCTACATCATCAGGATTAAACGTCTCGCTGGGTATCTTATAAACTACATTGGCTAACTCGTTGAACTTTTCCCTCGTCATCTTTTCACCTACAATCCTATTTTTTTCAATACTTCGATAGTGTCGTTGTTGCGCTCTGATGCCGTTATATCAAGTAACCGCCACCTGTTCGTTAAATATCTTAACGCCGCAATAGCATCATCAAAAAATGGTACTGGATCATCAATATACTTATTTGTCGTCTTATCCTTTTTCCATTTCCATTGCGACATTTCTGTATATAACTTAATGCAATCCGGATGAATGAAAACACGCCTTTGCTTCAACCAGTCAATTTGCCCCTTTACACTTCCGTTTGCTTTCTGGACACCATACACATTGTATCCCGCTTTGCGCCATTGTTTTATTCTATCCGGCTCCGCTGAGTCACAAGCCATCTCTGTCCTTTTATCCCAATTTTCTGCATTGGCTTGCTTAATTATTTCGTCAGTATCCATTTCATGCACATACAATTCTTTAAAAATGTATATATCACCATCACGCATACCACCTTTTAGAATAGCATTAGCGTGATTAAAGCCAAAATCTTGACCCTGACCAATAGTATCAAAATTCATATTTTCATAATCGAACTCTTCTAGAACAAAATTCTTAAACACAAGACCTTCAAGCTCTCCCCATTCACCTAGCCCATATACCTTATATCCCTCTGGATCATCACGTTTGCGTCTTTCCATTCGACGATCATACGCCGCATCAATGAAGCGGTTCTGCTTATATGTCGAGTGATGTGTAAAAACGTCAGGATCTGTAATATCAAAGTATTTTCGTTTAATGAAATGAGTAGATGAAACTGGGTTAAACGTCATTGTTATTTGGTAATAAAGGTTAGGGTTGTCTAATATCCCACGCAAACGGTCATCTATTATATCTACATCGCTTTCTAATAACTCTGTAGCCTCTTCAATCCAGACCCACGTCAGTTTTCCGTGTGAAAATGTTATTGATTTAAGTTTTTCACGGTCCCCATCATGTCTAACCCCACGAAAAATAACCTCGTTACCAGTAACTAGGCTTCTTAACAACATATTTGATTCGTTTATATACCAAAATTTCTTTGCATATGGTCCGAACGTTTCGTTAATGGCTTTCTTCAACTCCGCAAATGTCGAGTTCCGATTACTAACATCTATCTTTCGCACACAAAGCAAGTTAGCGCCCTTATAACGCATATCTGAAAGTTTAGCTATATAGTCTTGCGCGGTATTTACCGACTTGCCAGAGCCCGCTGAACCTCTGCCGATTCTATAACGTTTTCTACAGCTATTGAACTCTTTAAAATGAGAATTAAATTGAATATTAATCGTTTTTTGCATTGGTATCACCGCCGCCGTAATCGTAATTAAATGACAGAGATAAGTCGCCTTCTATTTGTTGTTTGTCGGTCCATGCGCCGTACCTCTTACCGATTAATTCCGCCGCTTTGATACGCTGACTAGCACTAACGTCTATATCGTCTATCTCTTGATAGCCTTCACCCATACCTCTCAACGTCTGTTCTTTATGCTCTCCTCGCATAACCGCGGTAAGATACTCCATTACTTCCTGCTGATCCGCAATCTTTTCCGATTTGATTTCTGCCATTCTTTCGTCTATATATTCTTTAACCTTATCATTTCTTAACAATCTACTAGCAGAGGTTGCAGCTGCATTATCACTTTGAACCTTATAACCCGCTGTTTTGTAAGCCTCTGTTTGATTTCCATTCTTAATAAATTCGTCTGCAAATTTTTGTTGTTGTATCGTTAGCTTACTCAAGTCATCTCAACTCCTCCTTGTACCTATTTCCAAGCGTTTTAATTCTAAATGTCAATCTTTGCTTTTTGCTTTCGATATGATCCCATTTATTTTTTATTTGCCAATCAGGAATGGCTGTATTGGCTGCTAACTGGTTTGCTTCACGCATCATCATTTTAATTTCTACTTGTTCTTTGCGCATATCTGCATCAGTGGCCGAGCTAATATATATCTTTTTGCAATATTTGCATTTGAAATACATGATTTGAATATCTGGTTTTCTGGTAGTTTTGATGTATTTTATCTTGAAATCTTTCCTACAACCATCGCAGTTTGCCAATGTTTCAGCCATACAATTCACCTACTCTTTTTCATAAACTTGATAACTGCAAACACTCGATTCAGAAACAGTATGAATAGCATCAGTGAGAGCTCCCATATCTTCGTAACTATTACAACAACAGAATTATATATGCCCTCAATAAATTTATTGCCCTTACTCATGATTCTGAACATTTCATCACCCCTTTTAGCAAAATAAAAAGGACCAGAAGTGGTCCCTAAAACTTTATTATTATCCTTTCAATACTATCTTGTATTTATCCGCCAAAATATATTCTTCTCCAACATCAGTAAAGGCAATAGTCTTTTGGTAGAAAGTTTTATCATCTTCAATTAGCAGTATATCAGCTTGATATTTGTTGCCTACAGCGGCACCAACATGTATTTGAGTCACTGAATATTCGTACCTAAATCCTATCTCTTTTACTTGCCCTGTAGTTTCGAATCTGTCTAAATTAATAGTAATCAAATCTATACCTTCTTTCGTAGTTTAGTATAACTATTATACCACCAAGCTTATTTAATCTTTAACACTTACAATTCTTAAAGAAACTACTGATTCCTCTAAAGTGGCAGGGTTAAAGGTTATCTTCCTAAGTGCAACAAATTTCTTTTTAACAGTAAATGATTCTCTTAACAGCCCATCCGATTCTTTATCAATAAATTCATACGGATAAACACCTTTTGGTAATTCCTCGGTTTCTTCTAAAACTTCTATTTTCCCCGTTGAATTATAGCTATTTGCTGTAGTAATTTTTCCTACAAAAGTGCATGAATCTTCATCAGTGAATGTTCTTTTTTTATATAAAGATTTATCTTCTTTATTTATTTTAATACCCACATCATGGTCAGATAATTTTTCCATAACACTAATTTCATCCACTTTACCATCATCTGAAATTAAATTAGCCATTTTACCATAGATAGGAGCTGTCATTTTCGCTAAATCAATTGCATCAGCAGATATATTGTTTATTATTACATCCCCTTGTGTATTGACAATATTAAAAGCATTTGTAGAATCTACAATCTCCATATGAATAGACTCTCCTTTCTCTCTAGCCCTAAGAACTACTTTGAGGTACTCATAAGATTTAACTAACAGCTCCCATAGAGCATCCGGATCCATCGCAGTTACCAATGGCGTGATAGACACAGTTACATCTCGCAAACAAATAACCAAATCAACAACAAAAGAACCCTCTCGAATATTGAATGCTTTCACCTTGAGTTGCTCTCTATCTCCAGCCGTCATATGACTCTTACGACCTGCTAACAAATAAGATTTCTCTACTAACGTTTGAAAACAATCCAATGATTCAATCATGTAAAAAAGATTATAACCTTCTTCACTTACTAATTCATTTCCAGCGATTCTAAAAGTAATCTCTTTTTGATCAGTCAAGACTTCTTCCATCAGCGTTCACCCTTTTAGACTAACTATACCAAATAAAACCACCTATTCACAAGAAATAGGTGGAAAAAAGGGTTTATCAGAGAAGCAAAGAATCATTCACTTCTCTCATATTACAATTATACAACGTTTTTTTGGTCTAAAAGTGCCAAGAAAGTGCCATTTTCATTTTAAGACCTGAATATCAAGCGTTGTTGCTAATGCAATAACGGCCTTCCTCTTTTCTCTCTTGTACTGTCGTTCCTCATAAGGGATATCAATCATAATATCGATGTCTCTTTGTCCATGTAAAAAGCATTCTAGCAATATTTTTCTGTGTAAATGCTCTAATTGATTAATCATCACATCATACATTTTAACGGTCTTCTGAGCAACTTGAACATTATCAATGTTGTGTATAGCAGCATCTTCTACTTTACTACTAAACTGATTTGAAAATACGGGAGGCGTTATTGTGTAAGTAGTAGTTAAACTAGGTAATTTACGTTCTCCGGCCTGTACACGTAATATTTTATAATCCTCGAAAAACTTTTTCAAAGCGCGAACGGTACTGATATAATCAATGTCGTTCGCTTGTGGTAGGTTAAATAAACTCAATATAAGCGCCTCCTGTGATATAATTAATTTGGAGATTAATTGGCGGGGCGCGAGCCTCGTTTTTTTATTTGATCTTTAAGCTTGAAATACTTGTAATGATAATATCTGAGGCTTTAATATTCAAAGTGGTTATTTCCTTAGACATATCAACTATTTTTTGTTGCACTAGTGTTAAATCTTGCTCACCAAGTATCTGCTTATTAAATTTGAACTTCCCTGAAATCGGATAATATTTACCGTTAATCCGGGCCTCGCATCTCACTAACGCTCTATACTTTCTATATCTCCTTGTCATTCCATCGCCTCCATGAAGTCCGGCAAGCCTTGTCTCATTGTTACAAGGTTGCAGCCGTCCCCTATTTCTGAAAAACGTCCAACCGGAATGCTCTTTCTGCCCTGTTCTTTGCATTCCTGGATCATTTTTTCCAATTCTTTGTATTCTATTTTGAATATCTTGTTTAAGTTCACGAACCGTAAAATGAGGAACGAACAACCGCCTAATCGGTCGTGTGATCGTAAAAACTCTAGCTGGTGTTCTTTTATATTGTCTAGCGGAAAACTCGTCTTATTGGTCGTTTCCTTAGCCTCAAATGCGATAGAAATACCGCCTTGAAGTATCCCCTCGAAATCCACTGTTGATTTTTTACTAGGGAAAGCTTCAACTATTCGTCCGCCAGCTCGCTTAACCGTCCACTCATTAGGGATTTTGTGAATCAGCCCTACACCTTTCATCTTGTACACGAAGCAAACATTTTCAAGTAATCCCTCTAATTCCTTGCCTTTATTGGCATACTGTCTATTTTGCGTAGCTGGTCGCTTCGTTGATGACGATCGCTTCATACTTTGTCTCAATTTCTTCATCCTCCATGTTTTCATAAATTATAGGTGACATGTTAGTTACCTCGCTTAGGGCTGCTATCATATATTCACGATCAACATAATGTTCCATCTACTCCGCCTCCCCATCTACATCAGGAATCCAGATGCCTTTAGTAAATTTCATATGATTCTTATAACCTCGTATTTCATCTTCTGTCCAAAATTCTGAATGAGCACGTGAATCTCTATAAATAACCTCCGCATTCTCCCGCTCTGTGAGGAGTCTGTGTGCAAGGTCAAATAGCTTTGCGAGTTGAGCCGTGCCTATTTCATTAATAATTTGCGTTCCGCCGTCTCGCATTTGATAAAATACTTCATCTAAAAATTCTCTATCCTTCTCATTCTGCGTCATCGTCTTGCGCCTCCTTCATCTACAAATCTGTATCCTGTAATAATATATCGACCTTTTTTTCTAAAAAATCTACAATCGTTAATTCGCCGAGATGGGGTTGAAATTTCTCCCATGCGTACGGCGTTGATACCTGAACTACTCTTGAATCAACATCACACACGTTTTCCTTGTAGAACGCAATAGCCTCTTCTTTACTAAATGCCTTAATCAATGCGTAATACTCACCTGTGAACTCGTAAAATTTTAGTGTCATTGTTCTTGCGCCTCCTGTTCTAATTCTAAATTATAAGTTAGTACTAAAGCGCCCTTAGGTTCGTCATCGAAATCGACAACTGCACTTCTTCCTGATTTTGCCACTTTTTTTACTGACCCTTTTTTGCCCGCATAAATCGATAAGGAAGATTGGTTGTACACAACTCTATCTCCTACTTTAAATTTCGGCGTCATTCCCCATCCTCCTCGCAATACCGAGCAATCCAAGTTGGCGGTACCTCGCCTTTTGAAATATACTCATAAAACTCGATTTCCTTTTCCAGCTCCGCAACATATTTATCGTGTTCTATTTCGTAAAACCTCGCTCGTGCTTTGCGTGCTTCCAAATCTTCGTTAATCGCCTTTTCTAGCTTTTTGTTAAATTTCATTCCGCCACCTCCAGCAATTCTTTATTTTCGTGAATAGTGCCTATTATTTCGACGTTATCGGTTGCTACCGCGCTTTTTTTAATATGCTTTGCTAAACCTTGTTTTAAATATTGAGCGCCGTATTTGATAGTTTTTCCGTCTATCACAGGCGCTAGCCATACATACGTGTGCCCATCGATAATTTTCACATCTGATATACAACTACCTTTTGCCAGCTTATCGTTGTAATTACTTGTCAGTTCGAAAATCTCCAAATTATCAATTCGTACAATATCCCCCTCAAAAATCTGATTTTCGTTTTTATCCTTTAAACCTGTGTACTGCCCAACTGTCTCAGGCCTAACCTGATACGCGAAGGGAGCGCCCGATGAATTAGAAATATAAGTGCCTACCTCAGCGCGATCTAGTTTTTCTTTGATAACAGACAGGTTACCATATGCCCAGTGCCCGTTTATATTTTTACCTCTAAAAATAATTTCACGATTCATGTTGCAGCACCTTCCTCTAACAAATTTTTGTTTTCGTGTATATTACCGACAATCTCACCTTGCATAAAAGCGCCTTCGCTAAAAAAGTCATATGGATCATCTTGCAAAGGTTCTTTAAATCCAAGCAGTTCGAATTTGTAGGTACCTTTAATGAGTCGGTAGTGTTTACCTTTGTAGCGCACGATATCGTCTTGACAATATTTTTGCTTGTTTTTGTCTTTTAAACCTGTGTACTGCATTAAATGCCAGTCTTTATGATTCTCGAAATATGGGACAACATCACCACCAGCCATAGCGTACCAAAGCGCTCCATCTTCATCGAAATTTAGACTGTCAACATGCATCATTTCCTTGTTCTGCTCGCAATAAATTCTATACTCAATCGGTCTCATGTTCGCGCTCCTCTCCTTTCCTGATAACTTCGTCAATACTAATAAGATATTTGCCTATTTGTTTTTCAACGCGTCCGATTGCATCATGTATGTTCCCATATTTCAGACATACATACGTCTGCCCAATTTCACGCTCACCCGTCACGCACTGGAATGTGTAAGTTATATGCCACTCAGTCATCACGCCTCACCCTCTCCTAATAGCGCCCACTCACCGCTATTTACACGCTCATTGATTTCTGTATTCATCATCGACCAATGATCGCCTTCATACGCTTTAGTGAAAAATGAGATAAACGCGGAATACTCTGGCCATCGCGGAATAATTGTGATGATATGCCCGTCACCGTCTCTTACTGCGACTTGCTGCGTTTGTTCTTCGATTTTAAAAACGTTCACTACGTCCCAAGTTCCGTC